AGAGCGAACAGAGGTCGCTTACTCTTCAGAATCTGACACCTCTTGCCTTCGACAAGGTTCCATTTCTGGGCAACCGTGAGGTTGACCATAAGGCTGCATTAGGACTAAGCGCAGCATATGCTTCGGTGCGCCTTCTTGCCGATGTGGTATCGTCCTTCCCCGTTGATGCTTATCGCCGAGATGCTGGCATTCGCCGACCTTATCGACCAGGCGGAGGCAAGCCATCGTGGATGCTCACGCCGATCCCTGACGAGCCGACCTACACGATCAACCAACTCATCAGCGAGATCGTGGTTTCTCTTTACACCGATGGCAACGCCTTCATCTACGCGCCACGGGACGAGCGCGGTGAGGTCCTTGAAGTGCGCGCTATTGATCCACGCCGCGTAGAGATCTACCGCGACGACCGTGAAGTAAAATACAAAGTGCATCAGGGCGCAAGCACGCCAGCGATGGTTTATGGGCAGGATACGATTCTGCACATTCCGCTGATCGCAATGCCAGGTGAGTTGCGAGGCATTAATCCAATTCACCAATTGCGCGTCTCTCTTGCCCTCGGATTGACGCTTGAAGATTACGCAGCAAACTTCTTCCGTACGGGCTCCACGCCAACGGGCATCATCGAAGTGCCGCACGACCTGACCAAAGAGCAGGGCGAGCAACTCAAGGCGGGCTGGGCACGTCATCACAGCGGGCAGAACATTCACACTCCAGGCGTGCTCACAGGCGGCGCGACTTTTAAAGCGCTTACCTTCCGACCTGAAGACGCACAACTTCTCGCCTCTCGCCAGTTTACGACTGAAGAGATTGCCCGCATCTTCCGCATCCCACCAAATCTTTTGCAGGTCACTACGCCAGGCGCGATGTCCTACAACAGCGTGGAACAGCAGAACCTAGCCTTCGTGCAGTACACGCTTCGACCGCTGGTGGAAATGATTGAGCGACCGCTCAGCACGTTGATTCTTTTGCCAGATGCTTTTGTCAAGTTCTCAATGGACTCCATCCTGCGCGGCACGACGAAGGATCGCTACGACACCTACCGCGTCGGGCTGCAAGAGGGCTGGCTAAATGTAAACGATATCCGCAAGTTTGAGGATTTCAGTCCGATTGACTCAGGGGACTCGTACCGAATGCCGCTCAATGAGGCGGATGCCGAGACCGCGATGCTTTCCACGAAGGTGGATATCGTGGCGAAACTCGTGCAGGCTGGCTTCGCGCCAGAGGCTGCCGCACGGCTTGTGGGAATCAAAGTCGCACATACGGGCGCCGCACCTGTCACCGTTCAGCCATCAGGCGGTCAGGGGTGAGTTTCCGAGCAGTTGAAGTGACTATCGGCACAGCAGCCATTGCGATCGCAACCGCAACAGAAAAAAACACGCACGAGATTACGCTCGGCAATGAATACAATAAGACCATCTATGTCGGCGGCGCTGCGGTCGCAATCGGCGGTGGCTACTCAATCCACAAAAATGTGCCAGTCACCCTGAAGATTGCCAATGGAGATATTCTCTATGCAATCTCCTCAACCGCCAACTCTGATCTTCATATCTACGACTTCCAGGTTGATCCGTAATGCCGTACTTCATCACCGATGAGAGCGAGCAGTGCAGCGGCTGGGCGGTCGTCAAGCAAGACGGCGAAGTGATGGGCTGCCACACGACGAAGGAGGACGCTATCTTGCAGATGGTCGCGATCTCACAGGCTGAAGGCATTGAGCCTGGCGGCGAGCGTGCCTTGCCAGATAACTACCGACCCGCACTCGCCGAGGATGTGCCTGAAGGTCGTGCCTGCGGCAACTGCGCCTTCTACAATGAGGACATCGTAGAAGGCGACAAGGCGTGGTGCGCACGTTGGGCAGATTATGTTAGCGGCGCTTATTATTGCAACGCGTGGAAACCTGCCGAAGAAGAGATGCCAGATGACGAGCCCGAAGACGATGACGAGTTGGGAGACTTATCTCCAGAAGAGCAGCGCGCACCAATCGATCTAGACGGATATACGCCAACAGACGCGATGAAGACAGAGGCACAGCGCGGGCTAGATTGGCGCGCAGAGTATGGGCGAGGCGGAACACAGGTTGGCGTTTCACGAGCGCGCGATATCACGAATGGGCGCAATTTGCCGTTTGATACGGTACAACGGATGCGCTCATACTTCGCACGTCACGAGGTAGATAAGCAGGGACAAGGCTTCAACACTGGCGAAGACGGGTACCCGTCCGCTGGAAGAATCGCGTGGGCGCTTTGGGGCGGCGACGCGGGTAAGCGGTGGGCGGACAATATCGTCCTAAACGCCGAGCGTAAGGAGAAACCGAAGATGGCAATTGAGTATCGACAGTTTCAGACAGAGATTCGCGCTGAAGGCGAAGACGGGCATACTTTCACAGGTTACGCCGCGATCTTTAACTCCGAAGCCGAAGGGCTGAGCACGCGGGAAATCATCAAACCAGGCGCGTTCTCAAAGAGCGTGGCTGCCGCCGAGCGTGGCGAGTGGGAAGTCAAGGCGCTTCAGGATCACGATCCTAAATATTTTCTTGGCTCAACCAAGACGGGCACGCTAGATCTTGAAGAGGACGATCGTGGTTTAAAGGTGCGCGTTTCGCTTAACCCAGAAGTCACCTTCGCGTCCGACCTTGCCGCAATGCTGCGCCGAGACGGTGCGGCGATGGGAATGTCCTTTGGCTTCTCTGTGCCAAACAAGGGCGATGCCTACAATGACAACGGCGTTCGTGAATTGCGGAACATCCGCCTGCACGAAGTAAGTCTGTTGACGGGCAATCAGCCTGCATATCCTGCTACCATCGGGTTGGGCGCAGTTCGATCGCTCTCTGAGCGAACCGAAATTGATGCCTCTACGCTGATGCGTGCGTTTGATGCACTTCTCGCGGGAGCACCCGATGCGGATTCCGCCGCAACGCTTGATCTCGCAATCCGCAAGATCTCACCAGATCTTCGGGCAGAACCTGAGACTACAACGGAGCCAGAGGCAGCCGATGATCGGCTCGTACCTCTCTCTGTTCGTGAGCGCCAATTGGCTCTTGCCAAATTGGAAGAGCAGATTCGCTAGGGCGTAGCGCGAGGGCATTAGTGCACCACCGCTGAACGCACCGCCGATGACGCAATCAACCCCAAATCAGATAGCGTAAGGAGTTAGACCAAATGTCTGACATCACGAAGACGCTTCACGAGCAGTACCGCAACGATTGGGAAGAGGCTAAGTCTCTTCTCGCTTCTGCGGCTGACGAGAAGCGAGAACTCTCCGCAGAGGAAGAGGCTCGATGGACGAGCCTGAACGATTCAATGACAGCACGAAAGTCCAAGATGGACCAGGTTGCTGCTGCCGAAGAGCGCTCCGAGAAGATCGGCGCACTTGCAGAGCGAGCACTTAAGGTTGAGAACGCGGTCAAGGCTGACAACGATGGCGACGTCCTTCGGGCAATCGCCACTGGTGAGAAGCGCCGTGCTCAGTTTGAGATGCGCGCTCTTGCATCAGCAGCCGCAACTGTCCCAGTCACCTTCGCCGACTTTGTCGTCGTGGCGTTGACTGAGGGGAACCCAATCTACGACGGCGCAACCAAACTTCGCACGACCACGGGCGAGCAGATCACTCTGCCACGCGTGACCGCGAACCAGACCGCTGCGTTCGTCACCGAAGGTTCAAGCATTTCACCAGCCGATCCAACGATCTCGTCAATCACCCTCTACGCGAACAAGATTGCTTCGTTGACCCTGTTGTCAAACGAACTAGTTCGCGACGCTGGCTTTGACATTCTTGGTACAGTTGGTCGCCAGGCTGGAGCCCAGATCGCGTTCATCGCTGGTTCAGCGATGACACTCGGCACGGGCACGGTTCTGCCACAGGGCTTCGTCTCTGCGGCAACGGGCTTGAGCACCGCAACAAAGTCGGGCACCGTCACGGCGACCTTCTTTGATGCGTTGGATCTTGCTACGGTGCTTTACACGTTGAACCCTTCGTACAGGAACACAAACACCGTTTGGCACGCGAGCACGACGGCAGTGAGCAAACTCCGCAAGTTGCAGGATCTCAACGGGCAGTTCGTCTTCCAGCCTGCTATGGCGGCTGGTCAGCCTGACACCCTGATGGGATATCGACTTAAGGAGAATGTGCATATGGCAGCGGTTGCTTCGGCATCCAAGTCAGTTGCAATCATTCACGAGCCTTCGTACTATGTACGAGAACTCCCTATTGTGGTAGCCTCAAGCCAGGATTATCTGTTCAATACCAACCAGACTGCGCTACGCACTCTGTACGGTGTTGACGGCAACATTCCTGATATTCTCGCAGTCAAGGTGCTCGTCTCGGCAAGCGCCTAAGGTCTAACGGTTTAGATTAAACTCTCCCGTCGGGCTTCGGCTCGGCGGGAGGGAAAAACAGCAGGAGGAGGCATTACCGTGAGAATCGGATTTACTACAAACGCGCCGTGGTCACCAACGGGATATGGCGTGCAGGCAACAGAGTTGGCACCAAAACTCGTCGCAGACGGACACAAGGTTGCTGTAATGGCAAATTATGGTCTCGCTGGCACAACGCTTGATTGGAACGGCATTCCCGTAATGGGACAGGGTATGGACGCATACAGCAATGATCTTACGCCAGCCCAGATTGCCTTTTGGCTGTCGCAACAGCCAGAAGAGCCAGGAATTGGGCTGTCGCTGTACGACGTGTGGGTCTACAAATCTCCCCAGTGGGATGAGATCCCGATGGCATCGTGGACACCGATTGACCACAGCGTCGTGCCAGATGAGGTGAAGGCGTGGTTTGCCCGCAGAGGCAAGGGCAAATGGGCAATCGCAATGAGCAAGTTTGGAGAGCACGAATTGCTCGGCGCAGGGATCGAGCGCGACCGCGTATTCTATGCGCCGCACTCATTCAATTCGCAGATCTTTAAGCCAACAGAATCGAATATGAGAAAAGATCTCAATGTGCCAGATGACGCGCACTTAACGATCATTAACTCAGCAAATAAGGGCGTGACACCGATCCGCAAGTGTTGGGGAGAGATGTTGCTTGCGTGGTCTAATTTTGCTAAATCTCATTCAGATGCGTATCTTCTAATTTGGACAGATATGTTTGGTCTTGCTAACGGTGTGAATCTTGATCGTCTCTTGAAGGCAGTTGATGCGCCGATGGATCGCGTGCGGTTTGTTCCACAATTTGAATATCGGCAGGGGTTGTCTTCTGAAGTCGTAGCAAAAGCCTATTCTGCCAGCGACGTGTTGCTGATGACCTCAAGAGGCGAGGGCTTTGGCGTGCCAACGATTGAGGCTCAAGCGTGCGGCGTTCCTGTGATTGTCACCAATTGGACAGCGCAACCTGAATTGGTTGGCGCTGGTTGGAAGGTGAACGGACAACCTGAGTACGATCCGCTTCAGGGCGGGTGGTGGATGGTTCCAAACGTCAAGGAGATTGAGGATGCGTTGGTGCAATCCTACGAATTAAAACACGACAGCGAGAAGCGCGAGGTTGCTCGTGCTGCTGCAATTGATTTCGCCGCCGCGTACACGACCGATCGAGTCTACACGGAGCATTGGCGACCGATTCTTAAGCAGATTGAGAGCGAACTGCCAAAGGCAGGCGCGCTTAATCGCGAACAACGACGAGCCGCCAAGCGCAAATGAGCGTCACGGTCGTCACGCCTACGCTGCCAGAGCGTGAGGATTTTTTGCTTCGCGCCGTGACCTCGGTGCGTAGACAGACACTCCGCCCGCAAGCGCATTTGATCGGATATGATTACGCGAGACGCGGCGGCGCCGCGATGAAAAACGATCTGTGCTTCGCCGCAGAGAGCAAATGGATCGCGCTCCTTGATGACGATGACTACTTCTATCCTGATCACCTGTCTTCGCTCGTGGAGGCGGCAGAGACAAGCGGAGCGGATGTCGCCTACTCGTGGTGCGATGTCAGCGGCGCGAACCCGTGGCTCGGCTATAACCAGCCGTTCAACGCAGACGCGTTGCGTCAGACTTCGGTGGTCAGCCACAACGCGCTGATCCGCACCGATCTGTTCGTTGAACTTGGCGGGTTCAAGCAGGTCAAGGGCTACGATTGGCTGCTCTGGGTGGCGGCGCTGCAAACTGGCGCAAAGTTCACCTGCGTTGAGCGTCCGACGTGGCACTACGATCTCTCTGAATCACATCCGCACGAAAGCCGATCGTGATCGTTATTCTTGCCGCGGGCAAGGCATCACGGCTAGGCGGCACGAACAAATTGCTCGTTGAGGCGGCTGGGATGCCAGTACACGAGTGGCACAGACGGGCTGTGGGCAATGAGCCTACCTATGCCGTTGTCCGTAGCGATGACGTAGAACGCGTCCTGAGCGCGGCTCCGTGGCTTTCGGGTGTAATCCCTCACGATGAGGCGGACGGACCGTCTGGGGCGCTCCTGAGTGCCTCTACGAGCCTTCCAGACGGCGCTCTTACGGTGCTCTTTTCAGACACACTGCTGCCAGAAGTCCCAACACAGCAAGGGGATTGGGTGGGAGTGGCACCTGCGGCGTGGCGCGTCTGGGATTATTACGAACACGGACAAGGCGGTTGGACGCGTGGCGTGCCACAAGTGCTTGTCTGTTGCGGTGTCTATCGATTCACCAACCGCGAACTGCTCAACGATATTTGCTACGATCTCAAACTCGGCTCAACCAATGAGGTTCATATGGCTGATGTATTGAGATCTTACGCACCTCATCAGCAACTTACCGAACTTGTCGTGTCTGGCTGGCAAGATGCTGGCGACTCTGATGCGCTTAAGCGCGTCCAATTGATCAAGGAGATCTGATGGCAATTACCAACGGATACACAACTGGATCTGCCGTCAAGACGGCGCTTGGCATCATTGACGCAACCTCGGACACCGAGTTGGAACTCGTGATCGAGTCCGTGTCGCGGATGATCGACGACTACGCAGGTCGTTTCTTCTATCAGTCCGCTGCGTCAACCGCCTTCTATACGGCGCAGGATTATCTTGTGCAGCCAATTGACGATTTTGCTTCCGTCTCATCCATCACAACCGACGGCGATGCAAACGGAACCTACAGCACCTCTTGGGTGATCAATACCGACTGTGCGCTCGCTCCGTTCAACGCCGCAGCGACTGGACGACCATTCACCGAGATCATTGCGCTTACGGAAGGCGCGAACACTTTCCCTGTAGAGATCGTCAAAGGAGTCAGGGTGGTCGGCACGCGGGGCTTTCCCTCTATTCCTAAGCCAGTAGAAATGGCAACGATTATTCAAAGCGGACGAATTTTTAATCGCCGCAACACGCCGTTTGGTATCGCAGGATCACCAGACGTTGGGCAGATGCGCCTTTTGGCACGTCTTGACCCTGATGTGGAGCAGATGCTGCGTGCCTATCGCATTGCAGCGCAGGCGGTCTAGATGGCTCTGAACACCTACGCCATCGGCACGGCGCTCGCTGATCGGTTCTCTGCTGCGAACACGACACCGCCAACGGGCTACGACGAGGTGCGTTTGGCGACGGCGTTGCCGCCTGATATGATCTCCGTGTTTCCGTCCGTGGTGGTTTTTCCCCCTTCCACCACGGCGGAATACGGTCCCAATCGTCTCGTGCGACAGGTGCACCGTTTCCCTGTGCGCTTCTACGTCGCGAAGGCATCGGGCACCGATCGTGTCGTCAAAGCACTTTATGCTTGGCGCGACGTGCTTGTGGAGCAGGTTGTCAGCAAGATTCAATTGGGCTTGCCATCTGTTGTGGTGAAGGCATTAGTGCCTGACATTCGTATGGGCGAATCAGAATACGGCGGCGAGATGTTTGCGGTTGTGGAAATGCAGATTGACGTGACGACCAGAGAAGTATTGAACACGATCGCACCATAATGCCGAGCACCACAATCTCGCTAAAATACGAGACAGAATTCACGCAGAAATATGTTGAGCAGTTCTTTGAGGGACCTGTGGAAGAGTTGCTTGGCAAAATGCGCGATGCTGCAGGAAAAGCAATGGCAGAGATTGTGCGCTCATCCTACAGCGCAAACGGCGTTGGCAAGCGCACAGGAAATCTGTATCGATCGATCAATGCAAAAAAGATTCGACGGCAAGCAGGCACAATCGGTGTGATCGCTGGCGCAATGGGCAAGGGCAGCAGACACCGAGAGTTGATTGAGTGGGGAACTAAACCCCATTTAATTAGTCCGCGTGGTGCAGGATACTTAAAAATTGGATTTGGATATGCTACGCTGGTGCAACATCCAGGTTCTCGCCCGTATCCGTTTATACAACCAGCAATGAATGAAGCGAGCACGATTGGTCAGCAGGCTGCTGATACGGTGCTGAATAAATATATCGATCAGGCAAACGCCCTGCAATCGGTAGAAACAGCATAAGGAGAACAGAATGCCAGTCAACCAGTTATACAAACTCGTGGGAGCGCTTGAATCAACGGCTGGTTCGGCTGTCTCCGCAACTCGTGTCCTTTATACGAACGAAACGACTCCTTCGCAGGAGATCACGAGCATCGCTACCACGACGCTTCGTGGCGATTTCTTTGAGACATACGAGATCAACCCTGGCGTTGAGCGCAATGGTCTAAACATCTCGGGTCCAGTTCTCTATAACCAGATCCCGTTCTGGCTGGAGAGCAGCGTCAAGGGCGGCAACACGCCTTCGGGCACCGTCGCTCCATATACTTGGGCATACACGCCAAACAGCGGCACGGCGAACGCGCCAAAGACCTTCACGGCTGAGTGGGGTTGGGCAGACGGCGGCACCGTCGTCCCAACTTACAAATTGCCTGGCTGCTCAACCGACGAACTGACCATTTCGTATGTCAAGGACGAAGCGGTGAACTTCTCGGCAACCACGATCGCCGCAGGCACGGTGACGCTCGGCACGGCGTTCAGCGCCAGCCCAGGCGACACCACACAGATCAGCGTGCTTGGTGTAGGCGCAGCCGTCTACATTGACGCAACCACGATCGGCGCAACCGCCGACACTTCGGTGCAAGAAGCGACCTTTACGCTCACGCGCGGACTTGTTCGACGCGAGACGCTAAATGGCACGTCTGCCGCCGTGGATACGGTGGCTCCTGTTGCGCGACAGGCGCGACTTGAGATCGTTCGGTACTTTACGAACCGCAACGAATTGGATAAGTTCTTGCTCAAGAGCGAGCGAAAGATTCGGATTGCAGTAACTGGTCCAGCGCTTGGCGCTGGCACCTACGAGTTCACGCTTGATTTCTACGGCGTGGCGGACACGCACGAGATCGCAGAGGTTGATGGCGTCATCGTGGCGAACATTACCTATCGAGGGATCGTTGACGCTTCGGCTGCAACTGACTTCTCGATTACAGTCAAGAACAATCTGGCGACAATTTCCTAAGCAGGACAAGGAGGCAGAATGCTAAAGGCAAAGACGACCAAACTTGAACTGACTGGCGATCTTGCTGGTCATTGGGTAGAAGTACGCGAATTCACTTGGGGCGAGATCAAGGCTATCCGCGCCGCAGACGCGACCGAAGAAGAGAGTACCGACAGGCTCCTGTCGCTCATCTCGTCGCACAACCTCGGCGTGGATAGTCTTGATAGTCTTCCTCTTAGTGTGATGATTGTGATCGCGACACGAATGCGCGACTGGATTGAGGAACTTACACTCCCAAAAGAGCAGGGCAGCAACTCCGTACAGCCCTCGCCAGAACAGCAATAAACCCCGACGCGAAGGCACCTGTCCCGCTAGAGTACGCGCTTGATGCGCTTGCTCAGCGATGGGGCGTTGCGCCGTGGGAACTGGAAGAGGCTCCTGGCGAATGGGTGCTGCGGGGTTTGGAGTTTATGCGTATCGAATCGTCCGTAACGACGAGAAAGGCAGGAAAACGTGGCTGATCGATCAACAACGCTTGCCTTTATTCTCAGAGACGGCGCGTCCAAAGGGATGCGTGAACTAAATAAAACCGCAAAGAATCTAAGTAAAACAGCGTCAACTCTTAATGCTCCTTTTGCCGTCGCAGCAAAGGGGTTTGCTATTGCGGCTGGTGCAGCCGCTGTGATTGGCGGCGCAATGTTTGCCGCTGCAAAAGCAGCAGGTGAAGAGGACGCGTCAATTGCGCGTCTTAACGCGACCATCAGCGCCAACACGAAAATTAGCGATAAGCAGCGCAAAGAGATGGATGCCGCTATTGAGACGCGTCAGGGTCTTGCCTTCAGCGACGACGCGTTGCGCGACTCGCTTGCACGTCTTATTCCGAGAACAGGAGATGTGACAAAGGCAGTCAAACTGCAATCTACAGCGATGGATTTCGCCCGTTTGCGCGGCATTGATTTGAGCACGGCATCGGATCTCATTGGTAAGGTATTCAGCGGCAATGTTGGGATTCTCAGTCGTTATGGGTTTGCAGTAGACAAGAACACCACTAAGCAAGAAGCGCTTGCAATGATTCAAAAGGCTGCGGCTGGTCAGGCTGAGGCGTATGGAAAGACCACGCAAGGCGCGATGGAGAGCATCCAAATCTCTATGGACAATATGGTGGAAGACATTGGGCGCGTCGTGCTGCCAATCTTGGCAGAGGTGCTGACCTTCTTCCGCGAAGAGATTATGCCGCGCATCCGTGATTTTGGCATTGCGTTTGCCGATGCATTCGCAAAGGCTGTGGAATATCTGCGACCATTTATTACCACGATGGTCACGCAGGTTCTGCCCGCCGTTATCAATGTCGCTGGCGCAATTATTGGCAAACTCGTCGAGGCGTTCAAGGCAATTGCCAAATTCATTGGCGATAATATTGGAATCATTCTAATCGTTGTCGGTGCCTACACCGCATTTACAATTGCTATCAATCTTGCATCTGCTGCCGTTGGTGCGTATCGAACCATTATGGCGCTTGCGAGTCTAACCACAGCATCATTCGGCGGTCCGATCATTCTCATCGTTGCGCTCATCGCCGCACTGGTTGCTGGTTTTGTTATTGCCTACAACTCAAGCGAAGATTTCCGCAATATCATCAATGCAATCTTTGATGCCATTAAGCCTGTTCTGAAAATCTTAGGCGATCTCTTTCTGATGGTGGGAACAACCATCGTTCGCGCTTTTGGTGCGGCATTTGACATCGTGAAAAGCCTTGTTGCGCTTCTCTGGGGCGACGGCAAGGGTCCGCTTGCCATTGCAGTTCAAGCAATCGGCGGATTGTTCAAGGGATTAGGTGACATTATTGGGATCTTTGTCGGGCTGGTACGAGGCGCGCTTGACATCGTTCAGCAACTTATCAATCTTGCCAATAATCTGCCATTCATCGGCGGCTTCTTGCCAGCACAAGGCACACGCACGAAGCGCGAGAGCGGGCGCGCACTTGGCGGTCCTGTGACTGGCGGTCAGCAATATATGGTCGGAGAGCGCGGACCAGAATTGTTTGTGCCAAATCAGTCAGGCAGCATCGTGCCAAACAATGCGCTTGGCGGGCAGATCAATGTCACCGTTCAGGCAGGCGCATTTCTAGGGTCGTCCGACGATGCTCGCGAGTTCGCTCGGCGTATCTACGGCGCGTTGAATGACGAAGCAAAACGCCGAGGCACAGTGCTCGGAGGTGCGCGATGAGCGTAAGTCAGCCCACGCTGGTATCTGGCGCAACGATCATCACGCTGCCATACCCCGTGCGATCCAACGCCAATCAATTGGATTTCAGCACAGTTGGCGGTAGCCGCCTGACGGTGAATGGCTCTGTTCGCTCGTGGGCAATTGGTTATCGATACGGGTACACTCTTTCGTTTGAATATGAGAACGTCACCACCTACGATGCGCTGGTCGCGCTGTATTGGGCGAATGTTAGCAATCAGCAAACAACTCTCTTCACTTGGTCTGGCGGTCCGTGGACGGCGGCACAATCTGGTGTGACGGTGCGCATTGACGCTATCAGCGATCTTGTGACTGTGTATCCAGATGTCACCAAAGGCGACTACCAAATCACGCTTGTTGAGGTTGATGCCCGCACAAGTTAGGAGACAACCGTGGCACTAAGCGCAAATCTGATCGCCGCGATTGCCGACAAACAGCACCGCCCTGTTCTCAAAATTGAGATTGATTGGGACGGCGATGGTGTCTACGACGACGAGACTGGGTTTGTGCTTGATGCTGCAGGCGTAGAGTCCTTCGACCC